GTCCTTCACGCTCGCGCCGGGATCTTCCTGTTGATATTGGGTCGCCTTGGGAAAAATCAGCGTCCGGCCGCCCCGGTTCTGCATGGCTTCGGCCTCGGCTTCAATGGCGTTGTTGGATTTCGCCAGTAACCTGCGGGCGGGGGTAAACTTCGCCATCCCCCATAGGCGTTGCTGCTGGTTCTCAGCATCGGGGTTAAACCGGCGAAGGTGGAGTACATCGGCCCCGGCGATTTGATGAATACCCAGATTGCCGACGTAATAATCATACCCCGCAATGCTGGCATTCTTTCCGGCGTAGTAAGCCGTTGGCAGGGTGTATATCTCCCGAACCTGACCCTTATTGCTACCGCTCGTTAACCGGACACCATAGAGTAACGCGTTGCCAAAGTTCCAGTACACGTTCGTTTCGTAGGCCAACTCCGCCCAATCCTGATAGGGGTTCGGCTTTTTAAGGAGTTGAAACAGATAGTCATCCTGCTCTTCTACCTCTTCAATGGCTTTGTTTCTCAGCGAATAACTGTCCTTCTTTTGCAACGCATCCAGCCGGTTGTACTTGCTAAAGCTCTTCTGCTCTTTGATTTCGTACATGACGGGCTTTGGCTGGGAAAAGCGGGACGCTACCCAGTCAAGCACGATAAAACCGTAGTGGGTTTCTTTAAACGCGACCCGCATCAGGCGGTTATTCTCGGCCGGGGCCAGTTCAAGCGCCCCAAAGCCAGAAACACCGAATCGATTGATACCGGTCGCTTGGGCGATTAAAGAGGGTGAAGTTAAGCTACGATCGCGCCCTACCACAATAGCCGTAGTCGCTGCTTTGATATCACTGTAGAATCCCATTGGTGTAGAGTGCGTAGATGGTGAGAAATACGGCCGTGTTGGCAATTAGTACGCCGGTAATGATCAACAGGCCACGGCGGACAGGCGAACCTGCATCGAAGTCGAAGGCGCGAACGCCCAGTACACCAGACAGTCCGGCATTGGCGACAAGAAACAGGATAAGGGCGAGTAAAAGCATATCAATAAACCTCGATTGAAACCGTTTTTTTTAAGTTGAAAAACTCATGCATAGCCAAGGCATCAGACCCATCAGGCGAACGTCCAATCTTTTCTTTGACAACCTCTTTTGGGACAATAGCCTTCTTTCCATCCTTGTCCATATTTTTCTGCTTTACTTGTTCCAACTCCGCGATAAGCTTTTCCTTTTCGTCAGTAGGCATGTTGCAGTCAATAAACAAGCCCCCGTCATTGATACGCTTTGCTAACATGAAGTAGCACTGGCTCTTAAGGTTGTCGTAGTTTTCGGGGATTGGAGTGCCTGTTTTAGGGTCACGTTGCGGATTTACTGGGTCTGGCAACGCCCGACTACCGTTCAAAAAGCCTTTACACTTCAAGTAGTCAACAACACCTCCGCCAACACCATCTTCATCGGCAATAACCTGAGAGGGGGGGATTTGAAACTCACTCATTAGCGATCTGGCTTTCTCTACCTGCTCAGGAATTGACGACTTTTCGAGCTTAATCCAACGCTTGATTCGCCAGCCCCGTCGAACAACAAGTTTGGCAGTGTCTTTTCCAAACCGGGCCACATCAATGCTGAGGTAGCACTTGCCGTCATTGACAACGTGTCGATTGTTCCAAATGTCAATAATGCGATCGTACTCAATGAGCGTGGAGGGATCGTCATCGTATTCCCAGTTGCCATACAGCAACCGCTCCTTTTCGTTAGCCGATAAAGTGCGGTGTAAATTTTCAAGATAGCCAGCCGGTAGTCTTTTGTTGTCCTGTGGAAGAGCTTGAACAAAGCGTTTCCAATCCTCCAACCGCTTCTCTTTGTGTTTTTTGTAATATTCCGAATAGAGGTAATTCTTGGCGGGATTGCAAGTCTGCAAAAGCTTTGGCACAAGGCCGTAAACATCGTTTTTCCAACGGCCAACAGATGCCGCCAAGTTATTCTTAGCCGATTCGGTAAATTCACCAGCCTCCTCAATCCAGCCCCTCGTCATTTGCATTGAGCCGAAGCGAGCATACAGCGGATCTCGGGGCAGGTACTTTGCGTCAAGCAGGTAAACTCGACTACCATTGTGTAAATCATAGTAGTTGTCCTGCCCGTTGTAATTATAGTAAGCCTCGGTTAATTGCCAGTCGTTAAAAACTTCATGGATGGAAGGGATCGTAAATTTGCGAATGTTAGTCAACGAATCCCTAGCAATGAAGTAGAAGGTTTCTGGGTAGGTAAATGCGTCACTAAAAATAAGCTTACATCCCAGATAGCTTTTACCCGAGCCCTTAGAGCCTCCATAGACAATATCCGTAACAGAATTGTCGACCCACTCTCGGCAGACCTGCTTCTGTTTCTCATTGCCATATGTGTTGAACTGTAGTTTCATGGGCGCAGAGCGGTGTATCGCCAACCTTGGAAGCCAACTGCCTCAATTTGCTGAGAAAGCGGAATATTAACCCAATTGGCCAACACGACTACATAAGGGGATGGCTTGTCTTCAAGTAGATATCCTCGATCAACCCACTCCTTTGAGCTTCCCGACTCAATGATATGGAAGTAGCCCCGAATCAATCCATCGTAAATCATATAGCACACAGAATCAACTAGAGACTTCTTTGGCGCATGGGAAGTTCGGATAAACCATAGCCACTCAGCGCCATCTTCACCACCCCAATTGGTTTCGCCATCACATCGACGCAAGGTCCGCTCGGCCAACTCCCATGATTTAAACCGAGACTTCGGAACGGTGGCAAGAAGGTTGTTCATGCTATAGAATTTCCATGCCGGTTATTTGCTTCACCGCAAGCTCGCCACTATGTTCTTTCTTGTCAGTCAAACCTAAATCTCTGGCTATAATGTTGGCGTTGAATGCACCGACGGCGGCACCTTCAAACTTCTGCGTGTAGATAATATCCTCTATGCGCGTAATGACTCCCGAAAAACCTTCGTTGCCTTCGGAATCCTTAAATTGATCAAAGTAGTTTTTGCCACAATCTAGGTATAGACAAAGCCCGGTTAGGGTATATGGTCTAGCCGTTGGCAACTCTGCTATGTAGTGTAGAGTCTGCTTTTTCGTAGCGTTTTTTGTTTTGCCTGCGCCAGTAACTACCTCCTCTGTGGTTGTGGTAGGTTTACTTAGCTGCTCTACCTTAATCCAGGGGTTATTGTCACACCATTCAAAGTATTCGCTCGCTGCCTCCCAGAGCAATTCGGGGGTAGTGAATAGTTTATCCCTACCGTGTTTGCTCCTTTGCTTCCAAAACTGATTACCAACCGGTGCCGCCATACCTCATTCTTAATTACTTTTCATTTCAAAGCACTTCGTATTACATAGCAAGTTTAGCCAAAAAAAGCCGCATTGTCAACGGCTTAGATTTACCCAATCAAACTCCAGCGTTCATCGCCTTGCCAAAAGTCCTCAGCCACATCCATCGGCAAGCCATATCGACTACATTTCTGGTGCGAATGATAATCAGCAGGCGACTCGACGCGCGTCCAATACTGAACAGTAGGCACGGGTTGGCCACCAGGCGCAGACGAATACATCCAAACGTTGGCCCCGACAATGGTTGCTGTAATGTCATCGAACACAGAGCCGTCTTCGTTCAGCCGAACGCGCTGAACCTTTGCTCCGTCTGGATAAATCCGGGTAGCCAGTACCTCATCAAACAGCGCCTTCTTTTCAGCGTTGGCGCGAGTTTCGATGTCAATCCATCGATAAAGTAGTTCCTCGTTGCTCATTCCCCCATTCTCCGCTTACGCTCCGCCAGCAACACGTCGTACTCTAACCCAATGATGTGCCGGGCAATGCCTTCATCTTCGAGAAACTCGCCGGAGAACACGCGGCCATCGCTCGTGGTGTAGCGGTCGTGTCGTTCAAGCGCTTGCCGGAGTTGTTCATCGTTTGAAAATAGGGGTTTGTCGTTCTTCATCGCATATCAACAAATACAGCCAGAAACCTTGCCAACTGCTGCTGCAGCTCCTCGGGCGGCGGTGGTGTTGGGGTCATGCGGTGGTGGTTATACGTTGTGAGACAATATGCGCTCTGATCTGTACACCGGCACCCCCAGTATGTAAGTCGTGGTGACCTTCTTAAGGGCTGTATAGCTTTTACCCTCAGCGTATTGCTCCAACACCTTCTTTAATGTTTCTTTCTGCTTAATCATTGCTGGATATAATTAATCGGGGAATGTAATTTCACTGTCGAGGTATTCAATAATCTCTTCCAAGTCCGATTGCAGCAGGACCACATCAACGCCTTTTACCGTTATGACCAAACCGTGCTGCTTTTCCTGATCGGCAGTAACGGCCAAGCACGTTGTAACTGATTCAATGTTATCGTCCAGCCCTTTGACGTAGGATTCGAACTCGTCTTCTGTTGTGTCGTGTATAGTCATGTTTTAGAAATTTATTCAATTAATAGATTGCGGATTAATTGCTTTGCCTGCACTTGTTTGTCGGCTGGCAACTCGTTAATTCCCGCTAGAAGTGATTCAGGTATGAGACTATGAGAGACAGGCGGAAGCAGATCGGCGGGCTGACATTCAAACAAAGTACAAAGCCTATAAATGATTGAGAGCGAGGTTGCGTGAGCACCTTGTTCTATGTTTACCACTGAGACTCGGGATAAGCCAATGTATTTAGCAACGGCGGCTTGATTGAGTCCGTGTTGCTTTCTATTTGCTCGAATCCGCTCACCGACTAGCTTCTGAATTGTCTCGTTCTTCATATCCTTTCTCTCGTCTCGTCTCCAGCGTGCTCACGGCCCCGCCGTTTTCTCCCCCGCGAGGGGTCCCGGCCGACCGGGCAGGCGGTGGGGGTGGATTAGTTGATCATCATCTCAGCCTTAACTTGGACCAGAAGTTTGCCTGGTACGAACCGCTCTCCCATTGCCAGAATCTTGGCGTCAATGTCGCGCTCCTGCTCTCTCAAGGCCAGGTATTCGGCTTTCAAAATGTCGTTTTGAGGATTATAAACACAATAATCCCTGATGTCATAATCAGACAACTGCTCTACCTTTCCATTGCGTTCGATCATGAACCGCCCATCTTTCCGAAGCCCTACGACACGGATTGGGTCGAAGTTGCTCGATTTAATCCGACCGTGTTTTATTTTCTGCTGAATTAGAAAGGGCTTGAAATCGGCGTTGGCTTTGATGTAGTCGTCAATGTCTTTTTTGACAGAAGAATAGGTCTTCTTCTTTCGCTCCGTATCGTAATTGTCATTTACAGCCCGAAACGTTTCGTCGTCCGTGTCGAACGTGATTTCAAACCCTCTGTAGTCTTCTATTTTGATTTCCATCCTTCTCTTCCTTTCCTCGTTTCGTTGGTTGTCCCGCTGCCCATCGTCGGGGCGGGGTTAATCCTCCTTATTGGCAGAGGTGTTATTAAAATCAACCACTGCCCGATAGCCGCGCTTCATAGTTTGATCAAAGGCTTTACGTTTTGCCTCGGCCTCGGTAGTAGCGTATACCCTTACATCAAAAGCGTTCAACTGTAGTGACACGCGGAAAAATCTCTTTGTCTTTGCCATGATGTGCGATATTTAAAGAGGGTCAGAGTCAGCTATTCGCCACTGGCCTGCAATGGCGACCGACCGTGAATCAGCCCTTGTAAACGCAATTGCTGCGGGTTCAAATAGGCGTACATTTCGTCACGCCACTGGTTCGCGCTATCGCTTTCCATGTCGGATTCAGTCATTAGGGTCAGGATTGCATCAATATGAGCGTCCATCCGGATCAGCATTTCTTTGTCGTATTCGTTCATGTGCTTTGTGTTTATTCACTCTCAAGTGTACACCAAAATATGTACAATACAAACACTTCGTACACTTTTTTATGTACATTTACGGGCATGGATGTAGTGGAGTACCTAAAGGCCGCCAAAGAGATTAACCACGCGGAGGTGGCCAAGAAAATGTGGCCAAACAACTCGGATGCCGGAGCTTACCTATACCGAAAGCTATCCGGCCAGCGACCATTTACTGACAAAGACCGAGAAAAAGCGCTGAAGGTGCTGAAGGAAATGGGACACACGCTGCTGACACTTGAATGACGGCCCCGCCACCGTTCGCCACAACCCCTAGCGCCGCCGGGGGTGATTTTGGTCAGAAGTGGGCATGAGGAATGTCAGGGGGGCACGAGCGTTAACGTAACTTCTGATAAAGCACCTCAGCACAGGAAATCAGCAACAAGCACACGCCGAAAAGAATTACGCGCGGCAGAATGTATGGAGCATGTAGAAAGTCAATCATGGTTGAGTAGGAGTGGGGTTTAGTTTTTGTTGAATCCATGCCTGCCGATCGGCTAATTCAGCGGCCAGGCTTTGCCAGGCCTTCCCTTCGTTCGTTGTTGCCTGCAACAGATCCACCGCTGATACATAAACGGGCCTACGGTTATTAATGACGCCATCCTTATCGGGCGGATAAACCAGGGTGTACCAAAACCGATTCGGCACCCGCCCGGCAAACTCCCATGTCGATACACTGTCGCCCACGGGCACGTAAAGCAGCGTACCAACGGGCAGGGCGTCCAGTTCTTCAGCGCTCATTGCTTGACGAGTTTAACGTGATCAGGATTGTAGCAATCGGGTTTCGTTTTACCATCTTCAACAACCCGGCATTTACCGCCAGTCGTCCAGCCCTTACAGGTGCCGATAAAATCCCGAACATGATACCCTTTCCGGTAGAGGGCCACCCGAACACGGGAGCCCTCTTTGATCTCGGTATTCATTTGCCCGCATGTTCCGGTTTGAGCACAACTACGTCGCGCACCGTACCTCCCCCATTTATTTTCTCGACCAATTTGTCGAGCAGTGGACTGGCCCAGTCTGGAATGTATTTATCCGTCGTCTGAATCATTACGCGCGGAAAGTCGTAGAGACAGCGACCCAGCCCAAACTGCACAGCGGCTCGTTTCATAGCATCACTGATCCCCCCTTTTACGGGCTCAATGCCCGTGCGGCTGGCACCGTCGGTTTTACGAACAATTTCGCCACCGGGCAGCACGGCCGTGATCGTACAGAGAAATCCGCCCTCAATTTCTTTGATCTCATTTTGCCAGCCCGCCCAGCCAAACTGATCATCAAAACGCTGCATCACGCACCGGTTGGTGATGTAAGGGACGACAATAATCTTCTGACCGTCTTTGGTCTGATTTTGGACCCGCCACTCAACTTCGTGAATGGTTACCGGGGCGGTCAATACGTTCAAGTCCATGTCTATGTATCTAATTGCTTCACAAAAATACATTAACTAATAGTGTTTTGCAAGTTTTTCGCAAAAAATACACTATTACCTAATAGTATTTTTTAGATTTGTACATGACCAACAAGCGGAAAGGAGTAGCAGACGGCGAATTGCTTAAAAAGGCGATAAAGGCGCAAGGGGAGACCTTTCGCTCAACTGCCGATAAAATGGGATTAGTGCGCCCCGATAAATTCACAAACCACGCAACTGATAAGAGTTACCTTAACTTTGAATCGATCGTTGAGCTTCTCACTCTGTACCCTTCGATGAACGCCCGGTATATATTCACTGGAGAGGGAGAACCAGTGGATAAATCAGTAGAATAATAGGCTTAGGTTCAACTATTGTTCAACTGTAGAAATAAAAAACCCGTAACTAATTGATAAACAATTAACTACGGGCTATGTTAGCAGAGAGGAAGAGATATGAATATTTTCTCCTAACCGCTTACAAACCACCATGTTAAGCGCGTAGCTTAACTGGGTGCCACTTACTTCGTCACTGACTGGGGTAAAAAAATATCTTGGAGTGCAGGTAGTACGTTGTTAGCAAACCCCGCTACCTTATAAGAACTCATCAAATCCATTTCCGTATCGCCAGTCAGTTGAAAAAGTTGGTTCCAGTTGGCACCCTCAAGCTTTCCCAGTAGATCCAGTAATTTCTCAATCTGCCGGTCCTTAGCTTTCAACTGATCCTCGAACAGCTGACGCATTTCGTGCATGTCCTGCATAATTTTATCAAGGACAGTATCACCAAAATCTACGTCTGACTTATTATTAGTTATAGTACTATTATCAAAATAAGTCTGACTTACATTTAGTGCATCACAGATTGCTTCCTTAGTTCTTAACTTCATTGTTCCCTTTCTGAACATCATATAGAAGCCTCCTTCTGACATCCCTATTGCTTCTGAAAGTGCCTTCATGGACTTTATAGGACTGTCTTTCTCCACGATCCTGTCTCTAATTCTGTCTAGCATCTGCTCCATCTTAAAAAAATATTAATGTTTTCTTGCATGATACTGATGTTTAAATTAGTCTTGCATTACCAAATTTTGTAATCGCATTACAAAATAGTGGTATGGCTCATTCAAATGCAAGTGTCACTTATGTCAACGGTTCAAAAACCACCTATCGGTAAGAACGAGTTGTGGGTTGCCTACCAGGCAGACCCAGTCGCCCACGCTGCAATTGTGCAAGACCTGAAAAACGCGAATCTATTTCGCCACTGGCTCAGTACGGCTAGTAAAGAGGGGCACGATCTGAAAAATGCGAAGGCGGTACTACGTGACATTTTCATGAAGCATCTGCCAGAAACGGCCAAGTTGTTCGGTTTGGTCATTCCTAAAGGATCTTCGGCCCCAAAGGCTAAGGTCCCTTCACCTGCACCTTTATTCGAGCAACCCTAATGGAAACTAACGCTCAAGAAATTACCATAGGCTCAGTGGTCCGCCTGAAATCGGGCGGACCACTGATGACGGTCAGTCTGTTTGAAACGTGGGAAAACGGCGTCGAAGCCGCTAAATGTAGCTGGTACGATACCAGGCGGCCAGGCTTCGAAGTCGCTACCGTACCGAAAGTGGTACTGGAGATTCCCCGGCTGTTTTATACAGCAGACCTACCAACCCCGTCTATCTGGTCAAGGATTTGGGGGTGGACAGGGAGCCAGCAGGGGATGTGGTTTGCTCTGGGGATGCTGGCTGGCGCTCTGCTTGTTGTTTTAATGTTTGCACTGTTGCGGTCAACTGCTTGATCTGTTCATCTTTCTCACTGGTCTGATAAAGCTGGTAGAAGTTGATTCCAATAGATACAACGGCGGCTACCGCTGCAATTACGGTGGCACGAGTTGAGCTTTGGCTAGCCTTAAGCGTGTCTATCGCCATTCTCTCTTGCCGGGATTCCCTCTGTCTATTAGCTGCCAGCCAGGCATCGATGCCGCCAGCGTCAAGAACCTCAAAGCCTCGTTGAAGCAAGCGTTTTGAGCGGCCTTCGCCCTCGATCAAGCCCAGCGCTCTCATTCTGTCGATGGCAGCGGGATACTTAAGAAAATCCTCCTGGGGCAGAGCACCTTTATCCTGACGGGTTTTAAGCTCGTCTAGTAAGTAATCAATCAACTGTGATTCAGTCATTGCGGGGATTGTGGATTGAGTGAAAAATTGGATTTCGTACACCCAAACTTAACCCTTCCCCGCAACTTTTAACCACCCTTATTTGAGCAGACGTATGGTGACCGAAAGTCAGATAATCAAAACCAGAGCAGTGCTAAGAAGCCCGGTAAAGGATCATGACCACAAACCGGATATCCCCATCGAGGGGATAGCTGGCCACACTGGCCGATATAATATCTATGGGCCCCAGGTCACTATTCTCAAACAGTAAGATCTGCTCGTTGAGGTAATCGCCTAAGCGAATCATGACTTCCTGCTCGTCTACGTCGGGTGAGTCTGGATTGACACGTTTGACAAGCTCACTTCGGGAAATGCTCACAATGTGAGAAGAGGCAACTCGCGGTTTCGATTCCATAAGGAGTTTGGGATAGAGGGTTCGAGTAACCAAACATAGCGATTTACTGCATTAATACGACACGCTTATGACCACCCTTTCGACTGAAGAAGCCTGGCTCAATCGTCTAGAGCAAAGTAAAGTAATAGGGATCTGTTTTCTGGACCCGGACGGCAAACTCGTACAACGGATCGATGACGACCTGGCGGTTCGGGACGCGGTAATCGAGTGCCAGGCTGAGCGCGTGCGCCAGCTCCGGCTCTCTGAAGGTTCACCCGTCACCTATCCAAACTTGGAAGCATGATCACCGTCGGCATGTTAGTCCTGCTCTTGATCGACGCCAGCGTGCAACTGGATGGCTATCATTCGTTCAGTGCGCTCACTCAGGAAGAGAAGGTGTACGTGGACCGTAACGAAAACCCGGACGACTATGCTCTGTGCCAGTAATCAGTTCAGTGTAGGCCATCTGTGGCCTGTTATGTTCTACCTGACGCTACTTCTAGCGGTGTTACTCTGTAGTTACATGCTGTCACTGCACGTGAAGGATAGCCGCTGGGTACGTACCAATAATCGCAATCGCTATGGCAGACGCTAAGTTACACGGCCCCAGCATTGACGATCTGGCCTGGCTATCGGGTTACAGCGATATGCCCGAGGATGCCCTGAAGCAACTACTGTTGCAGGTTGAGGCCCGGCAGGCGCAACTGCTGAAGGAGCAGGAAAATACCCAGCCTGGCTCAATTCGCTACCGGATCATCAGTTCAAAGCTGATAGCGCTCAAGCTTCAGCACGTAGCGATCACGAGTACTCTAAATCCCAAATTTAACGGCCGTATCCACGTAGGGGTGCATGAATAAGATGGACTTTACTATGCAACGTTTCGATTTCAAGTCAATGGCTGACCTGGTGACCACAGGCGATCATGAGACGGTTATGCAGCATTTTAGCTGCTCTAAGCACTTCCAACCTCGTTGGGAATTCGCAGCAAAGGAGCTTGTTCGTCACTTCAAAAATCTGATTGAGAAATCGGGTTCCCCGGTGATGGTATTAAGCGAGGATAAAGTGCTGGAGAAATTCTTCGAGTTGATTGATCGACACGTACAGCCCGAGTCCATCAATGAGGTGGTCTGCGCGGCTTATCTGGCAGGAAAATTGGTCACAGATGCTCCCTTCTTGTCAGGATCAAGGGGGGTAAAGGGGGCTGGTCCCGGAAATGGTGCGGCACTCTTCGGTATGCTAGCCTCAATGCTGGCGGACAAGAAAGGGCCATTCGGCTCATAAATGATATATGGCTAGTCACTAGCCTAACGATCCTTTCACAAGGGAAGGTTGAATGTCAGGATTCGGCGGCCGTTTGGTCACTAGTCTTGAAATGGTGTGGATAGAAGCGGAACTCCCGGCCCGGCCTCCGGGCCGGGAGCCTTAATCACCACAAACATAATACGGCGGGATAGCTCAGTTGGTCAGAGCGTAGGAACGGGCCGCCGTCGCGGTCATAACCCTAAGGCCGTGGGTTCGATCCCCATTCCCGCTACCACCAGCCGCCCGGCTCTCTGCTGTTCGAGAGCGGAGGAACGATTGAATCATAACTGGCATCTCACTCCGGCCGCTGGTCGGAGCAGAGAGCCGGGCGGCTGGAACATTTCACCTTTTTTCTTTTACCCTCATGCTTACCTACCTATCACTTCCTCCCTAGGCCGCTGGTCATGATACCAACCTAACGGCGAGAGTTTGTACGCGCAACATCCCGACGCCTGGCACAGCCCCATAAAATTGGCTGAACAGTATTCTATTGCCCGTTGCCAAAAGCAGCGGTTTTTTCAGCGCGGTTTTACTGTACTGTCAAGGCACTTAGTGCATACTCACTTTTCAAGCTTATTTCTGAAATGTACTATGTTCCTCTTTTGTACACTTGTACATCTGTACAACTTGTACAATGCGCGAAAATCGAAAAAACGCGTCGGGCCATGACTCCGCAGTAAAGCCGCTCAGATCGGCGCAGATCGCCCCCAACAGATTCAATCAATCCCAAAGAAAATTTTGTCATGGAAGCCCGCAATTTTGGTACATCAAGCATCGGATCGACGATTAATCAAGCATTACAGGTACCACCGGCGTTTGACCCGGATGTACAGCCCACAACCCCCATCCCGGATGGGCGCAATAGCACTACATTCTCCCGTAATTTTGGCAAGTTTGAGCGCCTGGGAGCAACCTACACCTGGAAGATATTTCGCCCCCGCCAGGAAAAGCTCCTGGGGTATAGTAAGCCCAAAGAGATGGCGGAGAAGGCCAACAAGCAGGAGCTGCTGATGGATTGTATCCGGCGGTTGGCGAACAAGGGCTACATCAAAGAAGGGCTGAGGGTGGAGTTCTACCGCAACTTCAGCGACGACGACAATGATAGTGTTAAGCTGATGACGCTGTACGGGACACGATTTATTCCGGAGCCAGTGGTAGTTACCCAGGAGTGGCTGATGAAGTTTTTGAAGAACCTGTACAACCCAGTCGTTTACAACTACGGCAACGAATTATTTCCTACTGGGGGAAAGCCTGCCCCGCCTGAAGGCACGGCCATTATACCTGACTCGGCTAAGCAGGCACCTGCAAAAGACCCCTTCGATCTGAGTCGAACCTTCAAGACCGAAGATGCGCTGCACAAGTATGTTGAAAAGCTAATTCGTGAGGGACATCCAAATGGTCGCGTCGAGGATTATTACCGTCAGAAGATACAATCCTTTCACACCCGCCATTTTTCTTAAACTGCTACACGTAAATAGCCGGCTAGCATCAATTAGTTGCTGGCCGGCTATTTACGTGTAGCGCTCTAAAAATTAGATAGAATAGAGTTCGTATACAGTGACCAACTCATCACTATAGCAATAAATAAAAACAATCCTGCTGCTGCCAGGCACTTGAGTCGGCAAAACGTGCCTTCCGTTGTGAGGAGCGCTTCTTTGCCAAAAAGAAGCCCCATAAGTAATTGACCAACAATAGATAATGCAATAACCACGACAAAAAACAATGATCGGTTTTACAGCTAGTTAAGTATTTTTGTGGGGCGGATATTAGTAAGACACTTATTGTTAACAATGGTCACATGATCTACAGATGTTTCGTAGTATAGTTAGCTTTCCAAACAGTGAAGCAGGACTATATTAACTGAAATAATAGAATGAAAGCTTGCTCAGGATGAATCGACTACGTCTGACAGGTTTATACTTCTTCTGCTAACTTGCCGCCCGCATGATCTTACCGCTCAAACTAACCCCCAACGAGTTTCGGGGTATGATACTTTATCTACGCCGGGCAACGAATGGCTATCAACACATCCCCCTTGAGCAGCAGTCGATTCCTGTACTAGTGATGGGGGAGTACTTGGCCAAATGGAAGCCCCACCAGATGGTCGCTTGGTTACAACGTCGGGTAGACAAAGAGCATAAGCTAAATCTGCCCATTGCAGTTGCTTTATCGCTTTATCAGGACATGCAGCAAATGCAGCTAGTCAGTGTTGAGCAGCTGTTTTTGGCTAAGCTCGATCAAGCAATTATTAACTACCAGAGGGTCGATCTAACAATAATTGGCTAAAGCTTATATCAAAATAGTCTTTTGTGACAAACATTTGAATTATTACGATGTTTTTAGTGATGTAATCTTACATTTATTATAGTATAATAGCTCCTGAAGGGGATAATTGTATTATATTTGCCTATGTAAGAGTACATTTTCTGTATTCATAATGAGATGACAGACTTCAACGACGACATCGACGCTTATTTGGACAGATTGCTACAATCGGCCCGTCCCACACTCTTGCAGCTTTTTGAGCGAAAGCTACAAGCCCTAAAAATTACGCCTACGAATGCTTACAAAATTATGGGATTGCAGTCACGTACCATGAATGGTATTTTGACAGGATCACAAAAACTGATTGATGCACAAAACCTTATAAAACTCGCCAACTTTTTACAAATACCTAAGGAACAGGTCTTTGAACTGTATTTAGACGCGGTAGCAGTAAACTATCCGGTAAGTAACGTTTCTGCGGAAGAGATTAATTTTATCAAAGAAAATTTTGACTTAGCATCGCTGAGGAAAGCAAAACTCATCGATAACATCACGGACTTTGAGCATATTAAAAACAGGATCAAAGCAAGGCTAGGTTTGAAATCAATATTTGAATATCGTAAACCGAATGTTGATATAGCTTTCAGTTCAGGCTTGTTCAAGCCTGAGAACGACTTGATTAGAGCATTCTGGATTAACAGCGCACAGGCAATACTTAGTGAAATTGATAATCAGCACCCTTACGACAAGGAAGGTTTGATTAAAATCTTTCCTCGACTGCGGTGGTACTCGATGAATGTTGAAAAAGGGTTGATAGAAGTAGCTAGGTTACTATACAAAATTGGTATTACAGTAATCTATCAAGCTCCGATGCAAACATTGAAATTAAGAGGAGCAACATTTAGTCATAATGGTAAGCCGTGTATAGTCTTAACTAATTATCGTGGATTTTATGCTACTCTGTGGTTTGCTCTGTTTCACGAGCTATATCACGTACTTTTTGACTGGGATGAGATCAAGGAAAATAAATATCATTTGACTGACGACTCAAACGAGCAACTATCTGTACAGGAGAGAGAAAGAGAGGCAGATAATTTTGCACGCCGTTATTTATTCTCAAAAGAAAAGATGGATGCCATCCTGCCATTCTTAAATGACGATGATTACGTTGCTGAATTTGCAACGGATAATCACATTGAGAAAAGTATTATATATGTGTTGTATGCCTTTGATTACCAAGATGATAACAGAAAAGCTTGGGCAAGGGCAAAACGTTACTCCCCTAAAATAGAGGATTGTAAATTACCTCTAGATATGAAGTGGGAGGATGATAGGCGTGTAGAAGTGGCAGTTCCACAAATTTCGGTTGAAACATATCCAAAAATGTAATGAAAGACGAAGAAGACAAGAATAACGAGGACGAGGAAAGTAAGAAAAAAAGCGAAGAAAGCAAGAAGGAAGAGAAAAAGAAGCTGGACCACCTTAATGATTTTCCAGGTGAAAAGTTACAAAATCCAGAGCTGAGTCCTGAGCAGAAGGAGGAAAGAGCTTTTCTGTCGGGCTTGCTTTTTGAGCAAACCGAGCAGTTTACCGAGAATGATCAACAAAGGAAGCGGAGTAAAGAGGATCTAGAGAATCAGATCATTGAGCTCAGTGATGGTCGGAAAATTTCCGTAAAAGACCTTCGAGCACCGGTTGTTGGGAAAAAACAACCTTATATGGTTCTCTTCCCTAAAGAAAGTGAATTTTTCTCAGAGATGTTTCGTCTGAACTGGCCTGATAAAGATCCTACGAAATATAGTAAACCATATATGGCATCTCAATATCTGATTAGAGTAATTTACAATCGCTTTAATCGGGAAGTTTTGCCAGCTCTGAAAATGTTGAACCCCATAGTTACTGGAGGGTTTCGAAAACATAAGCTGTCTCAGTACTTAGATGGAGATGCTAAGGAACAGATAATACAGTTCAGAGAAGATGCTGTAAGTCTTATGAAAGAGTTTCCTGATCTAGACTGGTATAGGTTTGAGAAAGAATATTGTAAACGATATGGACTGCCGTTTCAAAAATCAGTTTTTGACGTGGAGGATTAATGCTTTTTTTTGAGTTGTATGAGAGATGTGTTGCGGATGAAAGCCGCACTCCATGAGAGTGCGGCTTTTTGTTTTGTCAGTAGAAACTAGAGGTTTACAAGCAAAGAAGAAGTGTCAACTTATGATTATATTTATAGGATTTTACTAGAGCAAAAAAGCGTCAAACGGCATAACTCGGCAAAGTGCGGTTTGGGTCATAATTTCCCCACTTTCATAATAGCAATTTCAGGGCCAGAAACCGTACTCACCGTAGCCTACAAATGCCGAACGTCGTCACTCAGACCATTGCCGTTTATCCTGTCGTCAGAAAATTCCTCGCCAAACACTACCCCATAGCACCCTTCGCCCTGAAAGCTGCCAACAACCCGTTCGCGGCTTATTTGCTGAATGCCTTGGATAGCTACCAGTGTAAAAAGGAAGTAAAAGACTTCAAAAAGCTCACCGCCACCCTGGACGTCTCGATGACCAAAAGCCAGATCCGGGAGTATTACTACGCCAAACATTTTAACCAGCAGAAGCTGGTTCGCTTCAACGAGTTTGTCAAGCAGACGTTTCTGCAGGTGGCTTCGCGCGAAATGGCGGCCCGGATCGAGAGTGGTAAAGGACTCTACGATAAGGGGGTTTACGAAGCCGCCCGGATGATCCTGGACCGCTACGATCTGACCGAAGACGAGATGGGTCTGGATACCCTGGTCCGCTACTACTATAACCAGCAGGAAGCCCTTTCTGCCCAGCAGCCTGCTGCCTGGTAGAAAGTGCGGTTTGCCTCCTGATTCCCCCCAGTTCGGTCCTGCATTTTTGTCCTCGATATGAGTGCACTTGACCGAAACAAACGCTGGAATCCAGGCGGAGGCCATCAACTGGAATTGATCGACGCAACTTCGGTAATCGGGTACAGCCGACCCACCCGGTCGGCTGTACCTATTTTTACCTTACTGGGGGGTCGTTCGTTTACGCGGTTGTATTGCACGCCTGGTACGCTGGAGTATTCGCTCGAGCACCAAGAAACCGACAATGGTGATCTCTACACAATCGAAATTCGGGGCTTTCATCCGGGCGATGATGCTACCCGCGAGGAAGCCCTATCTGCTTTTCTGGGCGGTAAACGTCTTATGGCTCGTTTCACCGATTATGCCGGGCAATCTCGCCTGGCTGGTACGCCGGTCGAATACCTGTCGCTGAGCTACAAATCCGGCACCGGTGCCGACGTGCCCGATTCCCGAGGCTACAACTTCACCCTAAAGGGCACGATGACCCTTCCCCCTGCTTATGAATAATTCCCTGGCAGCTCTGCTGACTTGTAACTGGCTGATGGACCCGGTCGCTGCTCAGGCAGAGC